TCTTGCGCCGACGGCTGGACCGGCGCGACAGTCTGCCCGATTTCCGTGGGGCCCGCGGTCCCGCCGGTGTTCTTCACCCGGTCGGCCATGGTCAGGCTAAACGGCTGGTCCGGATCGAACTTCGACGGGTCCAGATCGGGGATATCCGCTGCATTCTTGAACACGTCTTCGATCACCAGGCGGGCGAGGCGCGGTGTGACACCACCGGTGCGTTCGCCCTGCGCCAGCATTTGGATCAGCTCTTTGTTGTCGGTGACGTTCGGGGTCCGGGATTCGAAACGCCAGTACCTGATCCCCAGGTCGGTTAGGATCAGGTGGTTGATCGTCCAGTCCACTTCTGTCCGTTCCGGCCCGAACACTTGCTCGTCGGCCAGTTTGCGACCGGCTTCTGTGTTCGCCTTCGTCACTTCGGCTTCGGCCCCGACGAAGATCCGGGGGATCCGGAACGACCGCCGGATCGCGTCGCGACAGTTCCCGACGTACCCCTGGAACAGCGCGTCCCGCAGCTGGACGTCGGTCATGGGCTTGATATCGATCCGCACCTGCCCGCTGTCTTCCCCTTCCACGTCGCCTTCGGCTTCGACGACCAGGAACCGGGACATATTGTCGTCGGACTGTAGGATCTCCGCGTACGTTTCGATCCGCTTGATCGTGGCTTCGGTCAGCATGCCATTCGACACGGCGAACACGGCCGACGGAACGTTGTTGTTGCTGATCGTGGTCAGGTTGATTTCGCCGGCCTTGCGTTCACCCAGGATCGACAGCAGTTCCCCAATGTACCGGGGGATACCGTACGGTGACCGGGGCGAGTAGATCCGGAAGTGGATCACTTCGTTCGCCCGGCGCCCTTCGGGCATGGGCTTGTTCGTGCCCTTCCAGTTGTCCACTTCTTCGGGTGGCACGTAGTCCCCGGTTTCGTTGTCCATGACCCGCGGATCCCCGAAGGACTTGAACCAGCGGATCTTGCCGATCCGCCGGCTGACCATTTCCCGAAGTTCGCCCTGACGTTCGCGAAGCAGCAGGGTCTGTCCCTGGGCGAACGCTCGGAACCGCTTGTACGTCGGGACCTGTTCGATCTGGAAGTCGTTGTCCACGATCTGGATCACCGGGACGTTCACCTGGGTGAATTCCTTGTCTTGGATCCCCAGACGTATCTGATACGACGGCAGCTGCTTCAGTCGCATGATCCGCTTGCCCTTGCGGGTCCGGATCACTTCCCAGTACGCGTTCCCTGTCGCTTCCAGGTCGGTCCGCGTGTTGCGTCGGTGGGCCGTGAACGACACGTCTAGGGCGATCGATTCGAACAAGTTTTCCAGCAACACCTTTTCGAACTTGGCCCGCTTCTTCACGGCGTCCGGAACCTTCGTGTCTTCGATCCCCGTAAACCGACTGACCAGGCGGTGCCCGAAGCCTTCGATATTGACTTCCATGGCTTCAATCGCCCGGGACAGCTCACCCGACAGTTCCGGGAACCGGGACAGGGTGGTCAGGTTGTACGGGGGCGGGACAAGGCGGTCAGCCCATTCGGTCCAGACTTCGGATTCCGCCAGGGTGCGCGATGCTTCGGCCGGAGTGTCCTTGTCGGGTTCGACGCCCACCTGCTTCTTCGTCTTCGTCGGATGCCCGATGATCGTTGCCTTCACCATGCGCTGCGCGCGGCCGACGGCCTGCCCCGCTTCCTGATCGACGTTCGTTGCCATGTCGTCCCCCTGCTAGATCACACCGGGTTCGCGTTCCCGACGTTTCCGCCTTTTGTATCGCACAGCGCGCACTGCCAAGTCCAGCGCGTCGAAGGCGTGATCGTGGTCACCGTCCGGAAACCCCACCAGTTCTTCGATCAGCTGGTCCAGTCCCTGGGTAAAGATCACCTTGCCCGCTTCGAACTTCGCTGCCAGGTGGGCGGCGCGCTGGTCCTTCGACCTTTTCTGAAAGGCTTTGAAGATCGGAAGCCCCTTGCGCTTGCGCTTCACTTCGTCAACCAGCACGGCCTGGTACTGCTGGGCTTCGATCAGGAACTTCGCCACGTCGTGCCGTTCGGCCAGTTCGATCACCCGGGTCCGCTGCTGCACGAATTTCAGCCGGCCCGCCACGTGGTCGATCACGTAGTATCGATCGGTCACCTTGTCATACCGGATCACGACCAGTTCGAACAGGTCCGCTGTTTTCTTCAGGCTAGTTGCCAGGTCGCCGCCGCCGTACGCCGGCAGGCCGTCGGGCACCTGGTCATGCGGGATCACCCGGATATCGTCCCACTGGAACACGCCGCCGCCCACCATCTTTTTCGCGTCGCACAGATACTGCGTGGCGAAAATGATCGATCCCATTTTCGTCCGCAACGCCAGCAGGAAGGACACCGGGAACTTGTCCGGCCATTCGGCCACCCACCCGTCGGTGTTGTTGCCCCGCATGGCGGGGATCACCAGGGTCCGGGGGCCGTCCATGTCGGACTTGCGCAGGTGGCCGTACAGGTCGGCGGGGTGGTGTGGGACCCCACGGACCGCCAGGGCGCCGCCGGGTTCCAGGGTCGGCAGTAGCGTCTTGTAGAAGAACGTGTGCACCTTGCGCCGCATATGGGCGGTCCGGGATTCCGATTCGGACACCAGGTCGTCACAGATCAACACGTCATAGTGTCGGGACTCCACAGCGCTGTCCAGCCCGACCGTGGTGATCGTCGGTTCCTTCGGCTGCTTCGTGCGACCGGCCACCTTGATTTCGTCTTCGTCCCACTTCGCCCCGACCTGCGGCCCGAAGATCGCCTGCACCTTGTCGGATTCCAGGTGCCCCTTGATCTCTGACAGGAACGCCTTTGCGTTCGTGTGCGACTTCGACGCGATCAGGATCCGGACGTCGGGATCCTTCAGGACGCGCCAGACGGAATATGCCACCGTGACGATCGTGGACTTGCCGCTGCCGCGCCACCCCAGGACCAGGTTACCGTCCGGGAACCGCAGGGTGTGCTTCAGCATGCGAAGGTGGTGGGGCGCGACTTCGTATCCCAGGACTTCCGTACACAGCAGATCGATCCGGTCGTATTCCAGGATCTGGCGTCGCAACAGGTCGCGTTCTGCCCGTTCCAGTTCTTCGGCGGTTTCGACCAGTTCCCGGCGGGTGTTCCGGTCGTGCGCGGTCGCCGTTGTCACTGGTTACCCCCTTCGAAGTCGTCGGCGCAATGCCTTGATCCCCTTGACCGCGGCCGACGTCTTCGACTTTTTCGGCGACGGTGGCGCCGGCGCGGCCGGTATTTCGATCACCCGCGCTTCACCGTCTTCGCTGTCGTCAGGCAGGTCCAGCAGGTGGGTATCGTTGCCACGGGTCGCCAGTTCACGGATCCGGCGAATCCTCTGGTTGATATACGTCCGCAGTTCGGGGTCGGACATGGACCCGACCAGGTGCACCGACTTCTTCGGTTCACGCTTGATCAGCCCCAGGGTCTGCCCCAGCTTGATCGTCCGGTCCCACAGGTCTTGTTTCGCCTTGATCGCGCCCACCAGGGCGGATCCTTGCTTGCTGTCGTGGAACTGCTCGATCAGGTCGTCCAGGGCTGCCACATTGTCTTCGGTCCGCAGGCAGTATTCAACGAAGACGTCTTCTGACCGGCGGCCGACGCGGGCCCGTTCTTCTTCGGCGAACAGCTCGGCCTGCAGACCGGACAGATAGCCGGTGGTCCACCCGGTCGCTTCCAGGATCCGATCAACGGTCGTGCCCTGCGCGATGAACACGCGCAAGGCCGCGACGTCGTGGCGCCGACTGGACATGCTGCCCCCTTTCTAGTCGAACGCGATCGCCATGCTGAACAAACGATCCACCCACTGTCCGACTTTGATCGTCCCGGTCTGGGGGACGTTTTCGGCGTCGGTCCCGGGCGACTGGTCCACGACGGCTTCGTACGTGTCGTCGTCGGCGGGACTGACGATCGTGGACGTGTCGAAGTCGTGGTGGTAGTTTCCGGGCGCGTTCGTGGCGTCGGTTTCCGTCATTTGCTGCTGTCTGGTGGTCCAGCCGGCCGCCTTGAACGTGTTGTCCGCGAAGTCGAACCACTGCCCGTCGCTGTCGCGCCGGATTGACAGCAGTATGTCGGTCTTTCCGGTCAGGGGGACGTACGTCCCGGCCGATACGCCCATGATCTGGGCGTTGATCCGTTCCGTGTCCCCAGTCTGCACGCGTACGCTGGTCATGACTGCACCTTTTCCCCGTTCAGCAGGATCAGTTCGTCGCCCAGGTCGGCCCCGAAGGGGTCGGGCACGGCTTCGGCCGACAGGAACTTGTATAGCACCGACAGATCCCCGTCTTTCATGCCCAGGCCCGGTTCAGGGGACATGGCGGAAAGCCTGGACCAGCCGTCGTACGGCTGCACCGTACCATCGCAGTCGTCGCCCAGACACGCCGAACCGAAGAAGCGGTGCCAGTTTCCGCACGTGTCGCACCTGCCCAGCGCCTGGTCGTTCGCCAGGGGGTGCTTTCCGTCTTCGATCTTCAGTTCCAGGGCTGCGGCCCCGGTCACGGGGTGGACGACCTGGTGGGGTTCACCGCCCCCGGGGCAGTACCCCCACACCACCCACACTTCCGTCCAGTGGGTCCCCAGGCAATAGTTGTCTTCGGTCTTCCAGGCCGCGATCTTCGCCAGGTCGATCGTGGTCGTTTCGAACGGCTGTGCCAGTCGTACAGGCATGGTTTCCCCCTTGCAGGGCGCGTTCGTACACGCCCACAGTCTGCTTCGCTACTTCGTTCCAGTCAAACGCGCGGGCCCGCTTCAGACCCAGATCGCGCAATTCGTTTCGGATCCGTGCTTCTTCGCACATTGACAGCGCGGCCTGGATATCGGCCGCGCTGTCGGGCCGAATGATCAGGGCGTATTCATTGCCCTGGGCGTCGTTGACGATTTCCCCCAGGCCGTCCACTTCAGTCGCGATCAGCGGGGCGCCGCTGGCCATGGCTTCCAGCGCCACGATCCCGAAGGGTTCGTGCACCGACGGCATGATCACGACGTCGGCCGCCGCGTACAGGTCGAACAGCGCCTGGCCGGTCTGGAACCCGACCCACCGCAGCCGGTCGGGGTGGCGTTCGGTCAGTTCGCGGATCCGCTTCGTGACGTCCCAGGCGTCCACCTGGGCCTTCGTGTTCGCGTTGACTTCACCGCACAGGACCACCTGCCACCCGCCGGTGCCCCCGTATTCCACGGCGTCCAGCAACGGCCTGATCCCCTTCATGTCAGCGATCCGGCCGACGTACAGACAGACCGGGCGGCCGGTGGTCAGGTTGTGGTCGGTCTGCGCCCGGTACTTGTCGCCGGCGTCGGGGTTCCAGGTGTCCAGATCGATCCCGTTCGGGATCATGGTGATCGGCCGTTGGGTCATGAACGTACGGCGCACCAGGTCAACGTACGCGTTGGAGCACAGGATCAGTTCGTTCGGGTCGCAGATCAGGTTCCCTTCCTGCTGCCACAGGTACAGGGTGGGTTCGTTGGGCGTATCCACCTGGTCTGTTGGGCAGGTGCCAATGGTGGACAGGTGCGATATGCACAGGTGCATCGTTGACACCTGGGGCACCTGCAGCGCATGGCGGGCCAGCCGGGACACCTGGACGGATCCCCATTCGTGGTTGTGGACGACGTCCCACCGGCGACCTTGCGCGATCAGGCGGGTCAGGGTCTTGACCATTTGCAGATCGTCGATCAGATACGACGACATGCCGGGCGACGGCGGCTTGAAGCACACGTGTTTGTTGCTCGGGTGCTTCGTGTACCCGTCGCAGTCGATCGTCCCTTCGCCGGGACCGGACGTCAGCAGATCGACTTCCACGCCGTCCAGGGCGCCCATATGGCGGTACAGCTCGCCGACGTGGCGGCCCATGCCGCCCAGGATCCAGTTCGGGTCTTCCTTGCAGATCGCCAGCACGCGAAGTGTCATCCCACCACCCCTATTTCGGCCCAACATTGCAGGGTCCGGTACCCTGCAGCAAAGTTGGTGAACTCCAGACGCAACACCCGGGTACTGGGCCCGGTCTGGACGATCCGCGCGTTAGATAGCGCTATCTCCCCGTAAGTGTTGGAAAAGAACTTGTCCGACAGGTACAACGCCCCGCCGGCCTGGCTGTACAACGCGCCATAGTTGGACGACCCGGTGGGGGACCCGAAGGCAACGGTGCTGCCTTCCAGAAAGTCCCGGCTGCAGATCAGGATCACGCCCACCTTGCCAGGTCCGCCGGGCTGGGTGGTGATCGGCCCGCGCAGGGTCGCCTTGACCGCCACCGCGTCGAACGGGATCGCAATGTCCCAGGTCCCGGGCCCACCGGGCAGCGGGGCGACCGATAGCGTGGTGTTGCTGTCTTCGATGTTGCTCGGCCGGATATGGTGATCGTCCACGCCGACGTTGGCCGCTCCGTCGTGGCTTTTCACCATTTCGCGATTCGCGGTTGTTCGCATGCTACTTCACCACCTTTGTCGTTCCGTGTGGGCGAATCTCAAGACGATCCGGCACGACCAGCGGATCGATCACCAGCACGAGATCCGTACCTTCGATCCGGATCTCGTGCACGCGCGGGCGCAGGTTCGGGATCTCGGGGTCCGGGGTCAGGTCCAGTGCTGGAATGCGCTTGTCCACCATGTCACTTCACCAGGTAGCTGCCCCAGGCGTACACGGACGACGGTGCACCACCGGGGTTGTAGAACTCCAGAACAAGGTCCGACCCGTCGATCCACACGTCGCGCAGGTACACGTTGCTGCCGAACACGGACCAGTTGCCCGACAGGTACGCGTCGCCGTGCAGCCGGCTGTATCCGCCCACATAGCAGCTCAGGTACCCACCGGCCCCGTACGGCTCCAGGCCGTTCGCACTGCACTC